AAGAAACCAGTCAAAACAGGACTGACTGTGGGTCGCGCCAGTTCTTCGATGCTTAATTGGATTAGCGCATTAAAATCCGCCGTTAGTTGAGCTTTTATATCCGCTTTTAGGTTTTTGTAGCTGCGAGCTGCCATTAGAAGCGCACCAGCAGGATGTAGAGGTATTCTTGGCCGCCGCGATAGGTGCGGATGTCGGTGATTTGGGCGGTGCGGATGGATCCTGCGTAGGTGAGAATGATCTCGTCTTGGAGCGTTGGCTGGTTACTGCCGATTTTGTCTGGTGTGATGTACACCTTGGCTTGGCGCTGTTCGCGGCCTTCTTCTTCCTCCGAAACGACAAACTCGACCGGAACTTTGATGCTGGAATAGCTGGTGTTTGTTGTACTTAATGCGCCAGTGTCTACGTCGTAGGTGGGGGCAGTTTTGCGAGTGTAAGTGATGCTGGTATCCAGAGCAGTACCAAGGTCTGATACCACAGACTTGGCGACACTTTTGAAGAGACTGTCGAGTGCTCCAGCCATGTCAACCTCTTACGACGCGGACTTGATAACCGCCGCTACCGCCGAGGCAGTAGGCGCCGAGATAAGACTGCAGCCAAGGGTAAACGTCGAACACGTTGTTGATGGTGCCGACGGCCTGGCTGGATTTGTTGTACTTCACCTCGATGTCGCCCAGTTTGACGGCTTCGTACAAACCTGTTTCGCCCGTGGCGTCGGTGATGGCACCAGTGTCGTTAGCTAAGGCGCGTGCCAGTTCGTAAGTGGCGTACTTGATGTCGGCTGGGATGACGCTGCAAGTCAGCTCTACTTGGTCTACTTGGTAGTTGTTGCGCGGCCACTTAAGGGCTTGGTCGCTATCGCAACGGTCGCCATAAAAGTTCAGGCTGTCGATCCAGCGGGTTGCTGAGATCAAAGCGCGATTCTTTTGGTCGTCAGTTTTGTCGTCCCAAGTCGTGGAGCTGGGGACAGTCTCGAAATAAGTATTTGCCTCGGCCAGCGTCACATAGCTGTTAGCGGAGGCGCTACTCAATGTGGCGTTGATCGTGGCGGCCACAACTACTACACATACTTTCTTGCAGTGTAGCGCCAATAAAAAAGCCCCACCCGAAGGTGGGGCAGCTTCGTCCGCAATCTGATTATCAGATGGTGGAGGTGTCGAGGGGGCTGTTGACGGTGAGCTGAACCATGGGGATCAGGTCGATGTCGTAGGTGGCGCTCCAGTTGCCCGAGGTGGCCAGGGTGGCGTTGGTCGGGTTGTCGTTGGCGGAGGTCCACTTGGTGCCCATCACGTGGTAGGCAGAGTGGTAGTCCACCGAGAGCACATCCTGCTTGGACAGGATGTTGCGGTCGGCTTCGATGCGGAGGTCCTGCTGCACGCCTTCCAGGATGGTGCCACCCTTGGTCAGATAGCAGTAGAACTCACGCTGGTGGCCGGCGGTGCCAGGAGCCACGGTGTTGACGGCGGGATCCATGATCACGCGCAGGCCGGCGAATTCGCCGATGCTGCGGGCGCCAACGCCAACGCCGCCACCACCCCAAACCACGGAGCCGGAAGCGGCCAGTGCGGAGGTGGAGAAGGTCAGCAGGCCAACCTGATACAGGTAGAAGCCAACGGAGGGGTGGACAACCAGGGTGTCCAGTTCGTCACCGCGCTCACCCAGCAGGGCGCGGGCACGTGCCACAGCAGCGCCAGTCAGGAAGTTGGCTTCTGCGCCGCCGGAGGCAGCAGCAACACCCAGGTCGAGGGCATTAGCAGACAGTGCCGAACCGAACAGACCGGACAGCTGGCTGAACAGACGGGAGCTGTTCAGTTTGTTGATGGCGTCGGCCAGCTGGTTGCGGATGTGCAGCATGGGGTCTTCCCCAGCGGCGAGCATCGCAACGTCGTCCACTGCATACGCGAAACCGCGATGGCAGATGGTGGCGATTTGAGTGCCGGTGCCGATCTTCTGGGGGGTCAGGTAGCCAGCGGTGCTGGTGCCCCAGGTAGCGGTGCCGTCCATGATCTCCTCGGTGGGAGATACGGGGTTGAACTCGGGCACCTGGATGCGGGTGCCGCCTTCGCGGGCATCCAGCAGGCTGTTGCGAACGACAGCGCCGCTCTTGATGAACAGGCTGCGCTCTTTGATCGCCTCAGACACATAGGTGCTGAGGTTATTGCGCTTGACGATGTCCGCCAGAAGGACACCGCCGGAATAATTCTGAAATGGTGCGGCCATTTCAAACTCCAGAAAGGGGTGGGTTGGGGTTCAAGTCACAGACTTGAGGTGGTGTCCCACGGGGACTTAGCGACCCGCTTCTCTCTTCAGCACGGCTGCGAGATCAGGATCGCTGGCTTCCAAGGCCATTTGCCTCGTTAGGTTAATACTACCTTCCTTCCAAGGGTTAGCCATTCCAGGCGCAATCGTGGAGTTGGGAGTGGGCTTGGCGCCCATTCCAGCTGCACTGCTCGGCTTGAAATGATGCTCGAATCCAGAACCGGGGTTCTTGAGATTGGAGAGGTAGGCGTTAATGTCTTGCTCAACACCGCCGTTCAAAACAACAACGCTGCCGCTGTCATTCTTGCGGAGGTTGTTTTGCAAGAGCTGCAACATCTGCTCAGCGTTGATAGCTCCAGACTGGCTGATGGCGGCGAGAGCGCTGGTTCTCATTGCGGCAGTCTCGTTTGAGCTGCGCAAGTCTTCCAGCTGGCGGTTTAGATCCGCAATTTGTTGATCTTTTTCTTGGGCGGTGCGGTTGGCTTCCTCCCAAAGGTCTTTCCATTGGCCTTGGTCTTCCAGCGTCTTTTTGCGCTGGTCGTCCTGCTTCTTGTAGACCTCGTCCAATTTGGTCTTGATGCCTTGGAATTTTTCCTCGGCTTCGACCGCTTGGCTCTTCAACGCAGCAATCTGACTTTCGTACTCAGCCTTTAATTGGGCTGACTGGTCAGGTTGGGGAGCGGTGTCGGCTCCAGCCACGGGCTGGGTAGGAGTTTCCACGGGAAATTCCTGGATGACTTGCTCTTCCATACTCAGAATTCAGTTTCGGGGGTTTCGGGGGTTTCCAGCACAGACTCTTTGGTCTTGCGCTTGCGGGGTTCGACAGCAGGCTCGGGGGCAGGCTTGTCCTTTTCGTACAAGTTCTCGGCACGAAGCTCCACAAGTTCCCACTTGTAAGAACCGTCGGGCTGGAGAACCTTGTCAAGGTGCTTGTCCATGACAAAGAGGTGAGTGCGTTAATAGTTTACTACTTAATAAATTATTAGACCGTAGCTCCAAGCTCGTCCACATTTGCAGGAGAAAGGTTGAGCCAGCTGGTGCCGTTGTAGCCCTCAAAGCGGTTCTCTGTGGTGTTGTATCTGATGAAGCCGGTGGTGGGTGAGGCGGGGCGTTCGGCGGTGGTGCCAACGTCTACGAAGGCATCCGTGCCGGCGGGACCTTGGGGTCCTGTTTCACCTTGTGTGCCTTGGAGACCCTGAGGACCTTGAGGTCCCTGAGGACCTTGAGGTCCCTGAGGACCTTGGGGTCCGGTTTCTCCTTGGATGCCTTGCTCGCCTTGTGGTCCTTGGGGGCCGGTTTCACCTTGAGGACCTGTGGCTCCAGTTAGGCCGGTAGCGCCTTGTTCGCCTTGGATTCCCTGGGGACCTTGGATGCCTTGGGGGCCGGTGGCACCCGCTGCTCCGGTCTCGCCTTGGATGCCTTGAAGTCCTTGTTCACCTTGTGCGCCCTGGGGGCCGGTTGCACCGGCAGGACCAGTTTCGCCTTGGGGACCTTGAGGGCCAACATCGCCTGGATCACCTTTGTCACCCTTGTCGCCTTTGGCAGCATCGGCTTGATTGCCGCTGATCGTGAGTTGGGTACTGCGAACAGCACCTTTTTCGTCTCTGGTACCCAGACCTACGGGTGCCCCAGTCCAGCCGCTGCTGGTGCGAGGTCCGTAAAGCTGTTTGGTTTTGGTGTCGATGTACCAGTCGCCGGGGGTGCCCTCGTTATTTGGGGGACCTTCGCCGGAAAGCAGGGTGTTGAAATCTTTGACGCGACGGGCCAATTTCACCAACGCGGTGATTTGCGCCAGCGTTAGATCTTGCTGGTTGGCCATTGGTTATTGCAGCAGAGCTTGGATAAGCCGCTCCATTTGGTCTTCGCTGCCAGGAGTTTCGGCCTCGGTGGCTTCCTCTTCGGCAGTTTCTAGTGCCTCTTCCTCGGCGGTGGATTCGGTGGCGATGGGAAGGACTTCGCCTTGGACCAGGATTTGGCGGAACTCCTCGCGGTCGATCACGTTTTGGGCGTACAGCGCATTTAGTGCCGTTACGTCTTGGCCGATTAGGCGGTCGATGTCAAAGTCGCGGCTGATCTTGACTTCGGGTGGCTCCAGCTGCAGATACTCGGCGGCCAAATTGAAGGCGCCTTGCAGGGTTTGCTCCAGGTCCATGGAGACCATGGAAAGCATGGAGTTGGTGTCTACGCGGTCGAGGCGGCGGGCATCGGCAGATTCCGCGACAAACTTTTGCTGGCTCAGAGTGCTGATGCCGAGCGTGGCCATTTGCTGTTGCAGTTCGCGGATTTCGTTACTTTGGGCTTCGAAGGCGCTCGAAGCAGGCTCCACGTAGTAGACCTTGTTGCCGGGCTGGGTGGCAATGGCGTAGTTCACGCTTACTGCCATGTCCTTGGTCTGGTCGTCCCAGCCCTCAAGGACAAGCATCGGCTGAGATGCGATGTGGAGGCTGTGGATTAGGTCTGCTTGGCGCTGGAAGTGGGCCAGGTTTAAGTAGGCGATGTCCAGCAGCGGGGGCTTGCTGGTCATCGTGTCGGTCTTGTTTGAGTACAGCGTTACCAGGGGGATTTCACCCAGGCTGTAGTCGCCTGACTCCACCAAGTCGTAGTCGGAGGTGCTAGTGGTGGCGTCGAAGGCATTGGGATAAGGGAAGCCGCCGACCTGTTCTTTTTTGGTCTCGGTTTGGCGGTAGATGCGATAACGGCCCGGTTCGATGACACGGACTTGGTCGTACACTTTTTCGCCAAATTCGCCGTCGGGCAGCACTGCCTTTTCGGCGATTCTTACCTGAACCAGGTTTCCGTAATTCACCTCGCGGTCCAGACGCCAGCCGTAGATGTTGCTGGGGTCAATCTCGATCCAGTAGGGGCGGCGGTTTAGGGCGCGTTCTTCGGCCAGGCTGCGGGCACCAGTTGGTGCAGGAAAATCGACCAGCGTATGGCTGTGACCGTAGGTCAAAGCGCAGATCAAACTGCGGCGGGCATACTCGTCCAGGTCGGAACCGCACCCGTCAACGTTTTTGGAGAAGATCTCGCTCCAGTACGGGTCGCCGGTCAAAGTGATTGGTTTGCGCAGGATCAAACCGGCAGCAGCACGGATCAAACGCTGCGTGTAAGGCGAAAAAACAGCGCGGTTGACTCGTGCCAGGTAGGCCGTGTAGTCCTCGCGGGGTTCCAGGGGGAGGAAGGCTTCGCTGTTTTCGCGCAGGTACTCGGTGCCCAAAGTCACCGCCTTCATGATTTCCCACCCCTTCATTTGTTCCATCACGGCGGCGGTGCGCGTGAAGGGGTTGTCAGTGCCGCCCATGTAGGTGGAACTGACGAGATGGGTGCGGATGCGGCCGGGTACTGAGTAGGTCATTTAGTCACCATTTGGTGCGATCCGCCCAGTAAGCGGCTGACATCTTTCCTTTCTTGATGTTAGCTGCGTGCCTTGCTTTGAAGGCCTCGCGGCGTCTGCGGTCGACCTCAGACTCTCCGGTGCGCTTGGGCGAACCAGAGACTCCTTGTTGGCCGAAGCGGATCAGTTTCACTTCGCCGTTCTCTTTTGCAAGGACTGCGTGTGATTTATTGGGATGATTTGGCGTGCGTTTTGGTTTGTTGTAGCCGGCAAATTTCTCGCCGCGATACTTAATCGTCATCCTCGTCCTCCACCTCGATAAGTACCTCGACGCCAGCGGCTAGGCGCGTCATTAACGCGCCAAAGTCCTCGGGATCGGTAGGGGTGAGAAAGGTGAAGGTGGCAGTAGTCATGCGTGTTTCCGCATCCACCTCCATGTGGATGCAGCCACCGGGGCAGATGCGGGTTCCCATGACCTCAGCCTCAGATCGCAGCGGTAATGCTGCCGCTTGTGATGAAGTTGCAGGTCACCACTTCCAGCTCACCAACAGTGGCGCTGAAATCTGCACTCGTAATAATGCCCGAGAAGCTGATCTTCTTGCCGCCACTGGTATCCAGGAAAAGCTCAAAGGCTGCGTTGGCGTTGTCCTCGGTGGTCAGCACGTCCTGCAGGAAGGCGGCGGTTTCGTCGGCACTGGATGCCGTGTACATCAGTTCCACGGTCCCAGAGCCGGAGATCAGGCCGCCCACAAATTCGCGGCTGGTGGAGCCGTGATCGGTCACATCCAGCGTGTCCTTGTTGATGGTCAGGGACCAGCTGCGGGTAGATGCAAGGGCAACAGCAGTGGATCCGTCATTTTCAAACTTGACGGAACCTTCCTCGCCACGAAAAAAGGCCATGACCGGAGCAAAACGCTTTGCTCCAGTCTATGACCTAAATCAAGGGGTGTTTGCTATTAGATGGAGGCGGTGATTGCGCCGGAGCTGATGAAGTTGACGGTGACAACTTCCAGTTCGCCCACGGTTGCGCTGTAGTCGGCGCTGGTGATGATGCCGATGAACGTGATTTTCTTGGTGCCGGAGGTGTCCAAGAAAAGTTCGAACTGGGCGTCGGTTTGGTCGGTGGCGGTCAGAACGTCGTCCAAGAAGTTCAGGGTTTCGCCCGTGCCAGCCGTGTACATGACTTCGGCGCTGCCGCTGCCCGAAAGCAGGCTGCCGATGAACTCACGGCTGGTGGAACCTTGGTCGGTTACGTCCAGCGTGTCTTTGTTGATGGTGAAGCTCCAGCTGCGGGTGGCGGACACTGCGGCAACGGCGCCGGAGCTGTCCTTGAAGCTGATGGAGCCCTCCTCGCCGCGAAAAAATGCCACGGGTCCTTAAGCAGTAGGGATTAGCTTGAGTTTAGTTGATAATCTCTTCGACGAGATCCAGGACAAGCTCAACCTCCTTTTTGGCTTTTTTGGGGGTTGTGGCGATGATTGCTTGCTTTGCGAGGAAAGCGGCGCACCGGGGATCCCAGAGCTTGGGGTTGGATTTGCCCTTGACCGCGACGATGGCGGCGAGCATTTCGGGGGTGATTTCCATGATTAGCCGTGGTAAGCGACAGCAACGATTGGCACAACACTAGGCGTGCCAGAGCTGATTGAGGCAATACGCATGCGTACTTTGTTTGCGGGTTTGCCGGTGTAAAAGTAGGCGTATTGGCCGTTGGAGTTGATATTTTTGCTGGTATCTAGCTCGAACCAGGTGTTGCCGCCGTTGTAGTTGGCTTCGAAGGACAGTGTGAAGTTGGCGCCGCCTGTTACGACGGCCGCGAAGGTGAATTCGCTGCTGTCGGCGTGGACTTCGAAGGTTTGATCGACCGCAGTCAACGGGGTGGATTGGTGGTGCTCCACCAGATTGGTGCCGCGTGAGATGGTGAGAGCCATTACTTCCTCCGTTTTTTGGCGGTCTTGGCCGCTTCTTTGAAGGCTTTGGCAGTTGGGGCGCCTTTGGTGCCGGGTTTACGCATCTTTTCGCCCGAGCCAGCCTCAATGCGCTTGCGCTTGGCGTTGATATTTGCGTAAAGGCCCTTCTTTTTGGCGGCCATAACTACTTTTTCCTCTTGGAGGCGGCTTTTTTCGCCTTGCGAGCTGTTTCATACGCAATAGCAGCGGCTTGCTTCTGGGAATAACCCTCCTTCACCAACATCCGAATGTTTTCGGAGATCGATTTTTGGGAATAGCCGCGCTTTAGAGGCATGTAGCTCCAGCGATGTAGATAGTTTATGGGGGATTAGTAGAGGCGGTAGGAGGTTTGGCCGAGGGTGCCGATCTTGGCGAGGTTGAATTGTTGCAGGCAAAGATAGCCGAAGGCGTCGAAAGCGTGGTCTACGCCTAGGTTTTTGTTGGGAAGGCCGGTATTAGGTGCATACGTTAGTGTTCTGAGGGATTTGATTAACTCTTTGCAGCGCGGGTGGATGTAGGTGCGGCGTGCTCCAGCAGCGTCCAAGAGGGCGGTGTTGACGCAGGTGATTTTGTCGCGGATTTTCCAGGGGGCGCGGGGGCTGGAGACGTTGAAACCGCTGCGGCGCAAGATGTTGTGGTCGGTGAGTCCCACGCCGCTGGTTTTGCGGGCG